TAAACGGGGTGAGCGTGTCCTTCTCTCCAACATCCAGAACGATCGGGCACTGGGGCGAGGGTAAGGAATCCCGTGACGGGGAAAAACCGACGTTTTATTTTGACGGGCAGGAATTACTGGAAGTTGCCGTTGTCACGATCCCTAGTAACAAGAACGCCACCCGTAGGGGATTCGAGGAAGACATCGTGAGGACGATCCATGATGCCCTGGATGGTCAACGAACTTACACGGAGATCGAGAACATGACGATCGGGGAGGCGATGCGATTGATGAACGATTTACCGGGTGAACAACCGGAAGACTCTACCACGGACCAGCCCGACGTGGAAGATGATGAAGCGGCCGGGGTTGTGGAGATAGCGAGGGCAATGTATAATCTTTAAATAACACGAGAATGAAAAAAGAAGACGAGATCAAGCGAGAGCTGGCAACGGCTATCGAGAGTTACGAGAATTTCAAGAAGGAAGGGAAAAAAGAGGAAGCCCGGCAGGCGCTTGAAAAGGTGCAAGGGTTGACCGGGGAATTGAACGAGGTTCGTGTCCTGGATGCGGCCCGGAAAGAGGCAGCGGCGAAAAGCATGGGTGAAAAAGAGAAAAAAGAGATCAACCGTTTCTCTTTTCGCAAGTTCATGCTAGAAGCATCGAGAAAAGAATTGTCCGGTTTCGAGGCGGAAATGGCTACCGAGGCTAAAAAAGAGGCGAGAGAGTTTGGTATGTCCGTGGGTGACTTCGGAATCCCTTACGTGGTACTCGTGGGTAAACGGGCCAGTAGCGGGCAGAACGTGACAACCCCGGCAGATGGAGGCTTGCTAGTGACGAACGAGGGGATCAGTTACGTGGAGATGCTCCGGAACAAGTTAATCCTGGAGCAAGTCGGGGCAACCATGTTGACCGGGTTGACCGGGAATGTGCCGATCGTGTTCGGTTCTAAATACAAGGGGGAATGGTTGGAAGAGGGAGCCAAGTCGAGCATAGAGAAATTGAAGTTCGAGTCAGCCACGATGAAACCCAAGCGTTTGAGCATACAGGGAGTCTATTCTAACCAGCTTCTCGTCCAATCTTCTATTGACGTGGAGGCGTTGGTCATGAGCGAGCTTGTTGATGCTCACGCCGAGAGGTTGAACGAGGCCGCGATCAACGGGTCCGGCACGGGAGCGGAACCTCTAGGATTGTTGAACATGGAAGGTATCGGTAGTGTCGTTGGTGGGGAGAACGGTAAGGCGATTGACTGGACCACGATTGTCGCTCTTGAAACGGCTGTCGCCATCAAGAATGCCGATCTCGGTTCGTTGGCTTACTTGACGAACACGAAAGTGCGTGGTGCCATGAAAACTATCGAGAAAAGTGCCGGGACGGCTCGTTACCTGATGGAAGGAACCACCGTGAACGGTTACAAGACCGTGATCTCGAACCTTGTTCCTTACAATTTAAGCAAGGGAACGGCGAACGAATCCTTGTCAGCGATGATTTTCGGGAATTTCGCGGACTTGATGATCGGCTGGTGGGGAGGTCTTGACGTGAAGGCGGACCCGTACACGATGCTCGACACGGACGAGGTTCGAGTGATAGCCCGTGCTTTTCACGATGTTGCCGCGAGAAGGAAAGAAAGTTTTGCCGTGATTAAAGACATTGTCGCTTGATGCGTTGTTTATTCTTGAGAGCGGTAAAGGGATACGCCTACTTCAAAGGGGATACCGGGGAACTCCCCGATGAAGTGGCAGCCGACCTGGTTAAAAAAGGATTCGTGACCTTGTACCAGGGAGAGGAAGAAAACACGTTACCCGAGGGGATGCCTTCCCGTAAAATTTTGTTCGATAACGGTTTCAAGACCGTGGAAGACGTGAAGAACGCCCGGGAAGCCCTGGACGAGATCAAGGGTATCGGTAAAAAAATGGCAGAGACAATAATAAAATATTGTGAAAGTTATGAAGGTTGAATGTTTGGAGCCGGGAGTTTCTCCCGTGACGCTGGAAGACGTGAAAAAACACTTGAGAATAACGGGAGACGAGTTCGATGACAACTTGCGTGGATTATTGGAGGCTGCCACGGACGCTGCCGAGAATTTTACCGGGCTGAAATTGCGTGACGAGAGTTATAGCGTGATTTGTGACTATTCCCGTGAAATCGCTACCGGGTTGCTCCCGATTCGATCCGTGGAGGTGAAGGTGGACGGGGAAACGGTCGAGGGTGCTGTCGTTAACGGTAGTAAAGTGTTATTACCCGTTGTTCCCGGTAGCACGGTGGAAATGACCGTCCGAACAGGATACTTGTTGTTACCTCATGCCATCCAGGCCGCCATCCTGCTAATGACGGGAAAGTTATTTGACAACCCGTCGGATAGCGTCGAGAATTTGCCCAAGGCGTCTACCAACTTGTTAAAACATTACAGGAGATGGGAGCGATAAATTGCGGCGAGTTCACGGAGATGGTGGCGTTTAAACGTCCAGAAAAATCTCGAACCAGCACGGGAGCCGTGGAAAAGAAATTCGTGGACGCGGGAAAGGCTTACGTGAAGCTAGAGTACAAGACGATTGGTGAAGGCGTTGACGAGACGAAAGTGGCGTTGACGAGCGTGATCGAGCTAACGACTTACATCTTGACGGGAGTGGATAACACTTATCGTGTCGTGGTGAAGGGAAAGGAGTACGAGATATTATCCACGGTAGAGGTGAATCGCAGGTACATGGTGATAACCGCTAAAATATCGTGATCATGGCAGGCGAGGTAAAAGTGGAGGGCGTGAAAGAGGTACAAGCCGTTTTCACGAGAATGATCAAGGATTACCCGACTAGAGTCGTGGCCGCGGGCATTAGAAAAGCGATGAAACCTTTCACGAAACCGGTATCTATGTCTTTAAGCAAGCATTGCGGCATATAGTCTCTAAGATGATTGGCCAGACTTCTTAATCGTAGGGAATAGGCTTTGTCGCCATGCGCGGATTTATCGGTGGACAATTCCGAGAGGAATTCTAAAAGTGTTTTTTTCCCGAGCCCGTTTATCATACGGACACCATAAATCTCGTTCTGAAGATCAATGATCCGTTGTGCCTTGATACTATTGGCCAAGCGCAAAGTGATCCGGTTCTTATCACGGTCTTCAGGGAAACGTTCCGGGGTGAGGTAGAGCTTGAGGAACTCATAATACCTTTTTCCTTTGTAATAGATGTCCAGATATATGGACTGGTTCGCGTTCGACAGTTTCTTGAACCGGAGCTTTACGGGCTCTTTCGCTTTCATCTCATTCTTTTTTCTTGCCATGATTTTGCTGAATTTAAGTGATTATGTAAGTTTTTCAGTATAGTATTTCCTGATTTCAAGGAAATATCAATATGTTTGTTTCCTGTAATTTAGGAAATAAATCCTATCTTTGTCCTATAAAAAAAGAAAATCATGAGGAAAGATGTCATCAAATCTCTTATTGCCATCAAGCAAAGCGAAATTCCGTTTGATGTGATTGAGCGAGACATAAAGTTACCGATCAACCGAAACAAGATCATTACGGTTCCGGG